TAAAAGAAATCATTGATAGCCCACATCCGGAATATATCGGTAACCTTCCCTATTGGAATTTTTTACTCCAGTCTTACGAAGGTGGTAAGAATTATACCAATGCTACCGTAATGACTGAGTCGGGTAGGGATGGTAATATTTTAAGTGAGCTATTTGTAAAGGTGTTTGCTGGTGGGAAAGAAGTATCCCAACAAAGCGTTGAAGATAACTTATTCCGGCATGTGAGGGAAACTAATAGTGATTTTGCAACTAGGGTAAGGATGAGTTATTATTATAACTTCTGCGCTCCGATTATTGACATCTACACCAACCACCTTTTCAAGCAAGCCATTATTGAGGATTGGAAAAACATTGATGCGGCTGTACAAAGACGGAAAGATGATATTGACCGTATGGGCAGTACGCTTGATGAGTACCGTTCTAACCTTTTTAATTTGGCCCAGGTTTACGGCCATATGTTTACCATCGTTGATACTCCTACCATCAACGGCACAATTAACAATTTACAAGATAAGATAGATCGAGGATTGTTTCCTTATTTTGTAGATTACCATCCGCAGAACATTACAAACTGGGATCTTGATAGGTTCGGCCAGCCGAATTGGGTTATGGTTCTTGAGAAAGAGAACAACAATCCTGATCCTATGAATTATAGTAAGGATAGTATGGTTAAGAAAAGCTACCGGCTGTGGACAAGGCAAGAATGGATTTTATTTGATGGCGATGCTAAGGAAATTGCAAGGGCAACGCATGGCCTTGGTGTTGTGCCTATTGTTTGTACTTATGATAAGAAAAGCCGCAGATTGCGTAACTTCCTTGGCGTAAGCGCCTTGGCAGATATAGCCTTTATTGCCAGGGATGTTTATAACTCGTCAAGTGAACTGCGGCAAATCTTGCGGGATCAGACGTTTGCTATTCTTACCTTACAGGGTAAGGCTTCAGAGTATAACCAAATTCAGGTTGGCAGTAACAAAGGGTTGTTATGGCCAGAGGAACGAGAACGGCCAGGGTACATATCTCCAGCAGCCGAAAATGCCCAGAATTACTTTATGCACATTAATAACCAAGTTACTAAGATGTTTCAGTTAGCCAAGCTTGAAGGTGGAAGTGCTAACCAAGACCAAACCGCGCAGAAGGAATCCGGTACATCAAAGGCTTGGGATTTTAATGAAACAAACGCCTGTTTAGCTGAAAGAGCATCTAATATGGAAGATGCTGAAATGAAGCGATGGGATATCTTTGCCAAGTGGGAAGGCAAGGCAACGTTTGAAGGAAGCGTACAGTATGGCCGTAACTTTGATATACAAAGCTTAAATGACGATCTGGATGAAGCTGAAAAGTCTATGCGGTTAGAGATGGGGAAAGAGTTTAACAAGGCCGTTAAAAAGGCTATTGCTAAGAAAAAGTTCCCAAGGATGCCGGAAGAAGAAATGGACGCAATCCTTGATGATATAGATAGTGCCGAAGGCGTGGAGGAAGTGGGTTCACTTTTAACAAAGCTTGGCATGAACGTTAAGAAACCGAACGGCGACCTGCCGGTAAAAAAGGGAGTGCAAAATGTTTAGATTTTTATGTTTGTTGTGGAATAACCGTGGTGAACTAGACCTTGGCGGTAAAGATTCGTTTACTGCTGCGGAAGTACAGGATCTTGTTAATAAGCAAGTTGATACTTTGGTGCAACCTAAGATTGACAGTATTATAACAAGCAGGCTTGCCCAGCAGGCTCGGCAATTTGAAGGGTTTGAAGATTTAAAGAAATTCAAGGAAGATCATACTAAGCAAACCGAGGCTGATCAGCAAAAGCGGTTGGAAGAACAGGGTAAGTATGACGAAGCTATGAAAACTCATAATGTTAAACTTGGCGAATTATCAGGCGTTATTGAAACCAAGGATAGCATTATTAATGGTATGCAAATTGGAAATGCTTTAACCAGCGAGATTGTTGTTCAGGGTGGGTACTTGGAAGAATCATTGGCTATGCTAAGGGCTTCCGCGCAACTGAAAGACGGCGTTGTTGTTATCAAAGGCAAAGACGCTAATAATCTTGATAAAGACCTTACCGTGGCTGAAGGGGTAAAGGCTTTTCTGGCAAGCAAACCGCATCTTGTAAAGGCTAACGCTAATGCAGGTGGGGGAGGATCCGGCGGCGGTAGTGCAGGGAACGAAGCTAATGCCGGAGCTGGCGAACAAGGTGGCGACCTTACTGCCTTGAATAATTTGCTTACAAAGCAAATATACGCCAATGATACAAAGGGAGCACAAGAAACAACAGCTAAAATTAAGGCGCTTGCGGTAGAGAAAGGGATTACCATAAGCGGCGGTATTATAGCCTAGTTCTTGGATAATTAACTCCTAGCAGGAGAAACTCAAATGAATTTTCTTTTATATTTTATCATCAAACGTTGTTTAATGGTTGGCCTGCTTTTCGCAGATACCGACACCACAACATTGACGGAATGTATCCCGACAATGGTAACAAACGCGCTTTTGGCTTTAGAAGAACGCGATGTTGTACGGCCTTTAGTAACGCTTGACACTAAGTTGTTAGGTGGCCCAGGTGTTGTATCCCAAACTCCAATCATTGCGAAACTAACTGCTGAAGCTGACGATTCGTTATCTTCCCAGGCGTTAGATTCTGGAACGGTTGGTAATGATACATCACCGTCTGAAGCAACCGCAGGCGTTCATGGTTCCTATGTGCAGTTGAAAGAGATTGCCGATTTAGGTTCTGTGGATAATATGGCGGCTGTGGCCGGGCAGTTGATTGGCCAAAGTATTGTAACGAGAAGGGATCTTGACCTGGTAACATTGTTTTCCAGTTTTGCAACCAACGTTGGTAGTGGTAACGTTGATATAACTCCAGGCGATTTCTATGATGCGTACGGAAATTTAAGGAATGGTTTTGCGCCATTGCCTTATGAGTGTGTAATGCACCCATTAAATATTTGGAGTACGGTTGGTGTTATCAGTTTGTTTGATAATTCTACTGATGCAGTACAAACCCGCGGGCCTGGCACAGTTGGTGAGGAATGGGCCAGGGCAGGTTTTAGTGGGATGATATTAGGGTTCCGCCTTTGGGCAGACGCTAATATTACCGTAACTTCTAACAACGCGTCCGGTGCTTGTTTTAGCAAGCAGGCTATTAAGTACACACCGAAACGCGGATTGGAATTCGTTGTTGAAAGCGATGCGCCTGAAGTTGCGGACAAGATCGTTGGAACGGAAATTTGGGGTGAAAGTGAACTCCGCGATTCCCACGGTGTTGAGATGCAGTTTAACCAGCAAGCATAGTTTGCTGTTTTATTAATTGGTGTGGGGGCGGGACGGTTATCCTACCCCCACAGCCCAATAGGAGGTAATAACCAATGAAAGATAACGTACATAGCATGACGGATGCAGCAGCAGAAGGCCAGCAACCAGGCGCAGTAAAGCAACCGCCGGAGCCTATTAAGGAAACGCCGGCACAAATCATTGTCAGGCTTGAGCAGGAGAAGGCTGATTTAGAACACATTATCCATTCACAGCCAAAGTTAAGCGCGGAAGATTCGAAGTATATGGCGGATATTGATTTCCTTGCTGGCGAAAAGAATAAATCAACCGGGAACAAAATTGTTTTAAAAGATATTACTGACCATAAGAACATTTCATTATGGACGGCCTGGGGTAAACGTATTGGGCCGATGCACCCAACAAATGCAACTTTTGTTTATCACAAGTTTCGTCGGTTGGGTAGGATGCTTTTTGTACGCAAACCAACGGAAGAACAAATCCAAGCGTATTATAAAACGCCTAAATACATTGGCTGGAAGAAGAAGTTTGATGCTGATAGGATAAGGAAAAATGCCTCTAAAAAAGGCGATGGCTTAAATAAGACGCTTGATGCCATGGCTAAGATTACCGGCGAAAACCGCAAGGATCTTATGAAGATTCTTGATAAACCAGCAGGCATTCAAACCTAATGATATACCACCGTAAAATACGATGCCCAAGGCATTTTCTTTTAAAGGGTGGTATAGATCCCAGAACGAAGATGCCTTTTTATGCGTTTAAAATGCAGCGCAACCCAGGCTTGGTAAATTTGCCAGAGTGGGCGTTTAAAAAGTGGCCTTCTCTATTAAAGTACGTTCCCATTAAAGATAGGTTTGGCCGTAAGGTGCGGGATGACAATAGCTTCTTTCAACCGCTAATGTCTGCTGCCTTTTTTGTGCATCAAGTTTACGATCCTAAGAACCACATATGCAAGGTTGGTTGTAAGGGCCGGTGTTTGGAAGGGTTGGGCATAGCAACCCATAAAAATAACAAGCGTCTTCAGGGGAGCATGGGTGCCAAGTAAAACATTATATCCAAGTGTTAATTTACCGTCAAGGGGTGCGACAGTTCGTCGCAGTACCCAGGCAACAAGGGCGGTCTTTCCTTTATCTAATACCGCTTCGGTGTTTTTATATGCCGGGGCGGTGTTAGCTGTTCGAAACTTTTCACGGCCTTTAGTGAAACCTAAAATAACTAATTGGAGGATTCCTAACATTGTTGACGGGTTTCAGTTCG